ATTTCGCATCGTCGAGAAAGCGGATGCCGAATGCGCATGTGGGTAATGACCGAAGGGCAACCGTTCGGGGCTAAGGACGCAGCGAGTACCGACTAATACACATGGCCATTGCTGGACGCGAAAACGTAAAGCGGACTAACCCTGAACCGGAAAGCCATAGAACACTAGGTCGCTATGGTAGGCAAGACGGGGAAATAGCAGTGGTCAGGTGTATTAGATAGTAGTGCTTTTAGTAATCTGTCTCCCAGACAAGGCAGAACATGACAATTGAGATCCAACCTACGGACGGCGTGCCCATCCCCAAAGATTTGGGCGATGAATTCGGCGCGTCTTTGCAGGATAACGCTCGTGTCGCCACCAAGACGGCTGCGCTCATGGCAGAACTTGGTATGCCTTTCGAAATGACGGAAGAAGACGAGAAGTTGGCGCATGACTTATTCAAACAAGTCGATGCCAAGAAGCATAAGACCACTCCAGACCAGTACAACCCCCCATCTCTCTATCAGGGTAATGTAGCCCTGAAGCTATCGGCCCTACTTAACGAGTATGACCAGCGAGTTGTACTCGATGCTACCCAAGCACGCACATATATAACTAATCGCCTACTTGAGATCTCCTCTTGTGGCGATGCTAGGTACGAGCTAAAGGCAATTGAGCTACTAGGTAAGCTTTCCGATGTCGGTGCTTTCACAGAGAAGTCGGAAGTTACCATCACCCATCGCACTTCAGATGACCTAAAAACAGCGATTGCGGACAAAATTAACCGTCTTTTGGCTGCTCAAGCGGCAAATACCATCGATATCACCCCAGATACGACGCTAGAAGAGGAATTAGGACTCCTAGAAGTGGCGAAAGACCCACTAGAAGAGTTAAATAAGGCCGCTGAAGACAACGGGGAGCAATTGTGAACCCCCAAGAGCTGCAAAATCTCTTGAAAGTGCTTCCAAATCTGCCAGAAGCACAGCTTCGTGACCTCTACGCTTCCCTAGAAGAACACGAAGTACTACAAAAAAGAGAGAATGCAGCAAATAACTTCATGGATTTTGTCCATAAAGTGTGGCCTCACTTCATAGATGGAGCGCATCATGTTCGAATGGCTAGAGCGTTTGAGAGAGTGGCTCGGGGAGAGTGCAAACGGCTCATCATCAACATGCCACCACGGCACACGAAGTCAGAATTCGCCTCATATTTGCTGCCAGCATGGTTTCTGGGCAATTTTCCTCACAAAAAAGTAATCCAAACATCCCATACAGCCGAATTAGCGGTCGGATTTGGTCGAAAAGTGCGAAATTTGGTTGATTCCGAGGTATTTCACGAGATATTTCCGGGGGTTGGGCTGCGGGCGGACTCTCAGGCGGCAGGTCGATGGAACACATCAGCAGGCGGTGACTACTTCGCTATTGGTGTAGGGGGTGCGGTAACCGGTAAGGGTGCAGACATCCTGATTATTGACGACCCGCACTCAGAACAAGAGGCCGCACTTGCGGAAATAAACCCCGAGATCTACGACAAGGTATACGAGTGGTATACATCAGGTCCACGGCAGCGACTCCAGCCGGGCGGCTCTATTATTATCGTGATGACCCGTTGGTCAAAGAAAGATCTGACAGGTCAGGTACTAAAAGCAGCATCGCAGCGAGGGGGAGATGACTGGGAAGTTATCGAGTTCCCTGCAATCCTACCAAGCGGGAATCCTTTGTGGCCCCAGTTCTGGTCTCTTAAAGAACTCTCTGCACTAAAAGAGGAACTGCCCAACCAGAAGTGGATGGCGCAGTACATGCAGAACCCCACCTCCGAGCAGTCTGCGATTGTGAAGCGGGAGTGGTGGCAAATCTGGGAGGAAGAGCATCCCCCACAGTGTGAGTTTGTCCTACAGTCTTGGGATACGGCGTTCGAGAAGAACAACCGGGCTGACTACAGCGCCTGTACGACATGGGGCGTGTTCTATCAGCCGGACGCCGCTGGGCTTTCACAAGCAAACATCATTCTTCTAAATGCGTTCCGGGATCGGCTGGAGTTTCCGTCGCTTAAAAAGAAGGCAATCGAAGAGTACAAGGAGTGGGACCCAGACTCAATCATTATTGAGAAGAAAGCCACCGGTGCCCCTCTTATATATGAGATGAGGTCGATGGGCATACCCGTGCAGGAGTTCACACCATCCAAAGGTAACGACAAGATTTCAAGGTTGAATGCGGTCGCTGATCTGTTCGCATCCGGACGGGTTTGGGTACCCAACACACAATGGGCAGAGGAAGTCGTAGATGAAGTGGCATCGTTCCCCGGCGGGGAGCATGACGACTATGTTGACTCCGTGTCCCTTGCAATGATGCGTTTCAGAAAAGGTGGCTACATCCGCACCGATTTGGATGAGCCGGAAGAAGTTAGAGAATTTAGGCGTAGACGGCCTTACTACTGAATAGGTGTGAAAAATGGCAATCGATAAAGCATTGAATCAAGCCCCCTTGGGGCTGGGCGCGGTAGGTGCTATGCAGCCCGAGGTTATGGAACCGGAGTTGGAGATCGAGATCGAAGACCCAGAAAGCGTTACTTTACGCACTCCGGGTATGGAGATTGAGATTGAGCCGGGTGGGGAAGAGGACGATGAGTTTAACGAGAACCTAGCTGAGAAGATCAGCGAGGATGTCTTGGAAGGACTTGCTTCTGAATTGATAGCTGACTACGAGGATGACGTAGCTAGTCGCAAGGACTGGATGCAGACCTACGTGGACGGTCTTGAGTTGCTGGGCATGAAGCTCGAAGAGCGTAGTGAGCCTTGGGAGGGCGCGTGCGGTGTCTACCATCCCCTTCTATCTGAAGCTCTGGTTAAGTTCCAATCCGAGACGATTATGGCGACTTTCCCGGCGAGTGGCCCTGTTAAGACGCAGATCATTGGTAAAGAAACTCCAAAGAAGAAAGAAGCGGCTGAGCGGGTCCAGAACGATATGAACTACCAGCTTACTGAGGTGATGACTGAGTACCGCAGTGAGCATGAGCGCATGTTGTGGGGTTTGGGTCTTTCAGGTAATGCGTTCAAGAAGGTGTACTTTGACCCGTCACGGGATCGCCAAGCTTCTATATTTGTGCCCGCTGAAGACGTTGTAGTGCCCTACGGCTCAGAGGATTTGCAGACTGCCGAGCGGGTTACACATGTGATGCGCAAGAGCAAGAACGACCTAAAGAAGCTGATGGTAGCTGGCTTCTACCGGGATATTGACTTGGGTGACCCAGTTAACGCACTGGACGATGTAGAGAAAAAGATCGCCGAAAAGATGGGCTTTCGTGCTACGGCAGATGATCGCTACAAGCTCTTGGAGATGCAGGTTGATTTGGATCTTGAGGGATATGAAGATCCAGATGGTATAGCGCTGCCTTATATCGTCACTATTGAGAAGAGCACCAATACTGTTCTGGCCATTCGCCGTAACTACGAGCCAGATGACGACACTAAACAGAAGCGCACACACTTTGTCCACTACGGCTACATCCCCGGCTTTGGCTTCTACTACTTCGGCCTGATCCATTTGATCGGTGCGTACGCAAAAAGCGGTACATCAATCCTTCGTCAGTTGGTTGATGCAGGCACACTCAGTAACCTGCCGGGTGGTCTGAAGACTAAAGGTATGCGCACCAAGGGTGACGATACACCGATCTCCCCGGGTGAATGGCGGGATGTGGATGTGGCGTCTGGCACCATACGAGATAACATTCTCCCCCTTCCATACAAGGAGCCGAGCCAAGTTCTAAAAGGCTTGATGGATCAGATAGTAGACGAGGGAAGGCGCTTTGCTTCGGCTGCTGATCTGCAAGTTAGCGATATGTCTGCTCAAGCACCAGTAGGCACAACCTTGGCGTTGTTAGAGCGGCAGTTGAAAGTGATGAGCGCGGTTCAAGCGCGGATTCACTTTGCAATGAAGCAGGAGTTCAAACTCTTAAAGCACATCATTGCAGCCTACGCCCCAACGGAATACAGCTACGAGCCGGAAGAAGGTCCACGTCGCGCACGCCAACAAGACTACGAGAATGTAGATGTCATACCGGTAAGTGATCCGAACGCCGCGACTATGTCACAGAAGGTTGTGCAGTATCAGGCTGTGATGCAGATGGCGCAAGCTACCCCACAAATCTACGACATGGTTGAGCTAAATCGTCAGATGCTGGAGGTCTTAGGTATTAAGAATATCGGTAAGCTTATTCCTTCCGCAGAAGATCAGAAGCCAAAAGATCCTGTGGCTGAGAACATGGCGATTCTGAATATGAAGCCCGTCAAGGCTTTTGCGCATCAGGATCACGAAGCACATATTAAGGTGCACATGTCCGCTATACAAGATCCAAAAATAGCCGCAATGGTTGGTCAGAACCCACAAGCTCCAATGATTATGGCCGCCGCAGCGGCACACATTAATGAGCACATTGCGTTTGAATACCGCAAGCAGATTGAACAGACGCTTGGGGTACCACTACCACAAACCAAAGACGACGAAACTATCCCGCAAGATGTTGAGAACCAGATTGCAAGCATGATGGCTATGGCGGCAGAGAAACTGTTCCAGAAAAATCAAGCTGAAGCTGCGCAGCAACAAGCACAGCAGGCCGCTCAAGATCCTGTTGTTCAGATGCAGCAGCAAGAGTTGCAGCTCAAAGCAAAAGAAATCGATATTAAAGACAAGAAACTACAACTTGATGCCGCTACCCAAGCAGATAAATTGGAGATTGAGAAGCAGCGCATCGAGGCGCAGAAAGAAATTGCTGGTATGCAGGTTGGAGCAAAGAGCGCCAAGGATAGAGAGGATCTTATTGCACGTCAGGAATTAGAGGGTATACGGATTGGCGCAGAAGTAGCCAAGACACATATCCAACTACAACAGCAACTCAGGGCGAAGAAAAAGCCTAATAAGGAGTAATCAGTGGACAAAGCACTGGAGCTTATTAAAGACAAGATAAACGAGAAACAAGCCTTCATAGCCAAAGCGGTTAGTGAAGGCATTGCAAAAGATTACACAGAGTATCGTGCAATGTGCGGGGAGATTCGAGGTCTATCCATCGCAGAAGGTTTTATCTTAGATCTCGCAGACCAGATGGAGCGTCACGACGATGAGTGAAATACTAATCGCTACAGAAAGCGGTGTAGTACCACAGGAAGCAGAGGAAAAAGCCAAGCAATTACCACAACCAACGGGGTATCACATCCTCGTCGGGTTGCCGGAAATTGAGGATACATACGAGAGCGGCCTGATCAAAGCAGACCAAACTCGCCACTTTGAAGAAGTACTGGCAACGGTGTTTTTTGTCATTGCTCTTGGGCCGGACTGTTACAAGGACAAAACGCGCTTTCCAAGTGGTCCGTGGTGTAAAGAGGGCGATTTTATTTTGGCCCGCCCTAACAGTGGCACTCGCCTAAAGATTCACGGGCAAGAGTTCCGCATGATTAACGACGACACAGTGGAAGCTGTCGTTCAAGACCCTCGTGGCATTCGCCGCGCATAAGGAGGATTTATGGATAAAACAGAATTTGAGTTCCCGGACGAAAAAGAATTGCGGGAAGGCGGTAAGACCGAAGCCAAGCAAGAGGAACTAGACTTTGAGATTGAGGACGACACCCCGCCGGAAGACCGTGGCCGGGAGCCGATGCCCAAGGAACTTGTACAAGAACTTGAACAAGATGAGCTTGAGGACTACTCCGAGAAAGTTAAGACCCGCCTAAAGCAAATGAAGAAGGTGTGGCATGACGAGCGTCGGGAGAAAGACCAAGCCCTGCGGGAGCGTCAGGCTGCGGAGGAACTAGCCAAACGAGTCCTTGAAGAGAACAGAAAACTCAAAACTAGACTCAGTGAAGGTGAGAAGTCTTACTTAGATACATATAAGAACGCTGCCGAACTAGAGTTAGATGTTGCCGAAAAGGCATATAAATCTGCGTATGAAGACGGCGATTCTGAAAGGTTGTTAGAAGCGCAACGTAAGATTGCTGAAGCTAACTATAAATTGCAAAAAGCAAAAGAGTACATTCCCTCTTTACAACAAGAAGAGAATGATGTACAACCTCAGCCAGAAGCCCAAGTGGCTCGCCCTGACCCGAGGGCTGTTGCGTGGCAAGAGCGCAATACATGGTTCGGTCAGGACGAGGAGATGACCAGTCTAGCACTTGGACTACATCAAAAGCTGGTCAAACAGTACGGCGCTAATTATCCATCCACCGATGAATATTGGCAGAAGGTTGATAGCAC